ATCCGGGTCAAGACTGAACAATGCCGTTGCCCAAGGAACATGGGTACCGACATCGTTAATGGCGACAGTGGTCCTCTTGGCTAGCAACCCCAAGGGCATCCCGCGAAGCGAAGGGCCACCGCCAATAAGGAACACACTATCCCAAGAGGTGTTTGCGGAGTCGCTGTCTAAGTTGGTCTGCATCGCCGTCCGTAGCAAGCCCATAAAGCTTGCAAGTTTCCACTAACGATTCGGCGTCCATTGCCTGCAAGTCCGCATCCAGCTTGGCCGTCTTTTCCAATTGCTCGGCATCCACAAACTCGGCAAAGCCATTGCGGACTAGCAGCTCAATGAATTGCTCAGTTCGGTTAGTAAATTGGTCGGGTAAGGGTTGGCCCGGACCAACCATTTGCCCATCCAGGAGCATAGGTCGCCGGGCCACCACCACTTTAACGGTCGCCATTGTTACCCCACAATTAGCTAACCGCGCCGTTGAAGAACGCCCCAAGGTCGGCGCTGATGACCTTCATGTCAAAGGCCATTTCGATCTCGATGCGGTCGGCGGCCAAGTTTTCCATGCGGAAGCGCTTAATCCGCTGGCCGTCCGGACCCGCACCAAGGTACCCTGTCCAAGCAAACGTGTACCCAGCCGAGGGCGTCATAATCCCAGGAGCTGGGGGCACGTAAGCTAGCAGGGCATGCTTTCCGCCAATAAAGGCGCTAGTGCGTGTGGAAGCGCCCAGCTTGGAAGTGGTTTCAATGGCCTTCATCACGTAAACACGGTCAACTTCCAGCAAGGCGGCCAAGGCATCCAAGTTCACCTTAGCCGGCTGGCCGGGAGTTTGGCCGTATTTTACGCGATCAACAAAGGTGGGATGCTCGGTAAGTGCATCGGCTACGGCGCGTCCCAACACCAGAACGTTAGGTTCAAACCCTGTACGTTCTAGGATGGCGCGCTTGGCCGTCTTGATGTCGTAAATGGGCACGGAGTTAGCATTGTCCCAGCGCAGGAACTGGCCTGGCCCAGGGCTGCCGCTGGCGATGCCCGTATACTCCGTAGCCCACACACCAGTGGTAAAGAACTTACTGGCCCAATACTTTTCCCGGCGGATCAGGGCCTTTTGCGTAACAAAGATCACCGTGTCGCGCTCGAGGTCCAACGGTTCGTCCGCATTGGCCCGGACCACGTCGGGAATATCATGGTGCAAGGCCCACACGCTGCAGTAGTAAGTGTTGCTGGCATTAATGGTCCAGCCGCTGCCTTCGCTTTCCGTACCAGGGGCACGGATTTTCATTTCATCCGTCGTCCATGGTGCAATGTCGTAGCTCCAGTAGGCGTCGGACTGCTTTTGCACCGGGATAATCGGAAAGACTTTGGTCGCAATAAACGCGTCCTGCGACTGGACAAACGCAACACTAATGTTGGTCAAAGGTCGGTTAACATGAACATCGCCTTGAGTCGGCCACATAGTCACCTCCCATTAGTTAGGCGCTTTCACACCACGACGGCGGAACAGGATTGTTACGTACTGGTTCGCGCCGGTCGAGGCCTCAAGCGCTTTGCCCAAATAGTACGTATTGGTCGAGGCAGCGACTGCCCTGCCACTGGAGTCGGACGCAATTAAAGCGCCCACACTAAATGCGCCGCCCGTCTTGACGATTGTAATACCCTCGCTAATCATCACAGTGGCGGCCTGCCCGGCGGCAGAAGGGTTGTTCTGCAGAACGCCGTCGGCATCAGCTCCAGCAGTGGCAGTAGTCACAGTGCCGTCGCCGCCAATCACCACAAAGCAGTACTGGCTGCCGGACAGGTTTCCCCCTGCCGGCAGGGTAATGGTTTTGCCAAGATTCTCGGTAGGCATAGTTCACCTCCTACTTTACACAGTGCCGTAGCGGCGCTGCTCGTCCAAGTAGCGCCGGTACAAGTCGGGCCTGGACTGCAGCACTTTGTCCACGGCAGCCTCGAAGCTAAGTTTGTGCTCAGCCTTTTCGACAAGCTGGCTGGCCAGGGCGCAGATCTGGTCCCAAGCCGTGTTACCACCAGTGCCAGTACTGTCACGCCCAACGGGCTTAAAGGATCCGGCCACGCGCAAATTCTCGTCCGCGGCTTTAAGCACTTGCTCCAACTTCTGGAAGGCTTCAGGGGCGGACTCGGAAATTTGCTTCAAGACGGGGCCGAACTCCTCAGGGTTAATGGGCAGGTGGGTATACTGCTTGGCCCGTTCTACAAACTCCAAGGTCTTGCGCCGGTCTTGTTCGGCTTTCAGTACGGCTTCCAGCTCCTGCGCCTTGCGCACCGCTTGCTCGTGCTCTTTAAAGATCACTTCCAAGGTCGGGCGCAACTCGTCAGGAACGGCAGAAAGGTCAAAGGTCCCGTCGGCTTTCTTAACTGGGGCTGGGTACTTTTTGCCAGCCTTTTCGGTCTCTTCTTCCTGCTTGCCGCGGGCCTTTTTCTTAGCCTTCTCACCGTAGTCGCCGTATTCTTCGTCTTCCTCCTCCTTGGCTTTGGCCTTTTCGGTAGGAGCCGGCGCATAACCATAACCGGCCAAGCTGGCCAGTGTGTTCAGGATGTCCTTAGGCAGCTCGTCCTTGAAAGCGTTCAGGATTCGAAGGGCGCCTTTTACGGCGTTGGTGGCCTTTTCGCTAAGACCTTGGGCCTTCAACACCTCGTTGATGCGCTCCTCATCCTGCAGTTCGGCATCAAGGATGGCCTGAAGCAGTTCATTATCTGCCATAGGTTCCTCCTCATGTTTCAAGATTAGAAAACGTTTGCGGTTTGCTCCCTTGGGCACAAGGGAGACTTCACCAACCTTAAGGTCAAGTAACTGGTTAGGCATTTGTCGGCCTCCTTACGGCAACCCCACCTATGGAAAAGCTTGTGTACTTGCCTTCCTTAACAGCTTTCCACAGATCGGGGTCCTTAATGTGGACGCCCAAAAGCCACGACCCCCGTTTGATTTGCTCACCATTAATG